AGGTAGCTGCCCATTATCCCCGCCGTTGGGGTCATCATACTTAAATTCCTTGCCGTCTAACTCTCTGTGTTTTAGTCTTACCCGTTTGTCCTCCATTGAACGCCAAATATAGCGCGTTGAGCCTGCCTGTTTGTTCCGGTAAGCGTCAATCTGGGCTAGTATTTTGCCTGTCTGATCAGTTGCAATTAGGTCAGCATGACGCAAAGCCATACCAGTTCGATTGCTGATAGCGTGGCTTATATCAGTAAGACCGCCACCATCATTGACAATGCGGTAAATGTCGCCTTTCAGCTGGTCAATATAGCGCCCTTGCATGGTTTTGATCAAGTTCGTATTTTCTAAGATCTTACCCCAGGTATATTCGCGCAATTTTGCGTTATCTCTTAACGGATTTAACGCATAAGGTCCCATCTTCATCTGCACATTAGCTTGATGCACACGCGTCTTATTAGCACTGAACTGGTTAACCGCATAAACAAACCGCATAGTCATGTCATGCAAGATTTGATCTGTGACCGTGTTTTCCATATCAACAGACATCAAATTCAAGGTTTGCTGTACGTAATTAGTCCACTCTGGATTACGCGAATTATCCGCATCTGTGAGCATTTTAGTACCGTTAATAAGATAATGCCTTAATTGCGCGTCAGCCACTCTGAAAGCTATTTTTTGCCATTCTCGAATGAGTTTGGCTAATCCTCGGTAATACGACCGTTCAATCTTCAATGGGTAGCCATTTCTACGCCTTGCCATCTATACCAGCCTTTTCAACATCTTTGTAGTACTGGTCAATTTGCTCTTGCGTATATCGAGCTTCGATATTGTCGGCGCTGTCAGTCACGTTTGCGTTGTTCTGCATCCCTTGAATTGCGTTGTTGCCTTGCCCGTTGAACATGTTGCGGACTTCATCAGGGGCAAAAATACCGTTTGTGACCAGTGTTCCGGCCGCATTTGCATGGTTGACCAGTGTCTCGCTTTGCGTCTTGTCGTCCGGTGTCCATAGCGGATTAAACTCAATGTGCCATTCTAAGCTGTCTGGGTCTAAGTAACCGCCAAATTCTTTCGAATACATCAACAAGCGGACAATATTCATGATTTCGGGCTTCAAAATCTGCTCTTGTAAGGCTTTCACACTGTCATAATAGTTTTGCACGTCTTGCCCTGCGCCTGCCAGCGTGCCAGACTGTTCACCCGTCAAAACCGATTTAGGGATGTTTGACGCTGTTGAAAGGTCTTGCCACAAGTAATCAAGTAAGACATTCATGCCACCAGTTGGCGTTGCTAGCTTGGTCACGGTGTCATCGTTACCAGTAAACATCATAGCTTCGGTGTTTGCTACGCGTGCTAATTCGTCTCTGTCGCGTCTGAACTGGTCTAATGGTTCATTCATCAGCCTATCAGATTGGAAGACCTTAAACGTAAATTCTCGTAGCATTTTACCCACTGATTCGGTAGCAATCGCCATATTATTGAGTTGCTTTTCACAGCGCTTGATAATTGATGTCCCTGTTTGGTCATCGTCAAACTTGTCTAAGCTGATGTGACTATACCTGGTAGCATCAAGAACAATCGCATTTTCGTCCTTGGTTTCTTGTGTTGGATTACCGTACCTGTCTAATGTGGTGGCGGCTTGTTTTGGTTGAATCTTCAATTTTGACTCTTTGCCGTAGTCGTCACTCGTTGGATCATCGTCGGTTAGATAGCTTTGTACATTCTTTTGACCGAATGCGTGCAATGCTACCACATTCTCGATGTTTTCAGGGTCAAGAGGGTCAAATGTACTCGTTGGATTTGTCTCTTTAACTAGGTAAGTTATATAGCCATCTCCGTGTTTGCGTTGATAGATGATTTGCTGAGATAAAACCTGTTGCGTTTTTAAGTCATTTAAGCGGTTTTGATACATCTCTTGTAAATCTGGCTTGCCTGGAATAACTAAACGGAATCCGTTTCTTGTGGCGTCTTCTGCAACCTTTGAGACCATCTTATGAGCGATAGCATCATACTTGTATCGATCGTCTAAGGCTTCATAGTTCTGTGAGTGATCAGCTGTCTTCCATGCAATCGACTCATAGTCAACCGTAGGACTTAGGTCAAGCGAATCAGACCGCACAACTGGCGTTTTGAAGTGCCTTATTCTCTTTTTTGCCATTAACGTCCTCCTTCCTAATATCTAACGATTGGACCACCGAACTTGGTGTTAAGCCGCCGTAATGCGTAAACCATCGAGTCCACGTTGTCATCGTGCGGCATATTTGGGAAGCCTAGAATTTCAGCAATCCAGTCTTTAACTTCTGGGTGCCATGCAGGATGCGGTATATAAACCTGTCCAGCTTCCCACATTGGAGACACTGACGCCGCACGTGCTTCCTTGCTGTCTGCGCCTGGTGACACCGGCATAATTCCTGGAATCTCACGTCTAAGCGTGTCAATGATTGCCGGACCGTTTGCCTTGTCCTCCACTAGCTTTACAGTAGCGTCAGGATACATGCGGGACATGGCTCTAATAGCGTCTAGCGTTTCTGTAAAACTCAATCGCTTATGGCACCAATTAGGGCGTAGAAAATAGCTTGCATCACGACGTGACCATACTTGACCTGCTACAAAGTCGTCATTAGCTTTACTCTTGAAAGTTGCATCCCATGCTTGAACAGTTTGATCTAAGTGACGGGGCAAAATAGCAACATCTTTTTCGGTTAGTCCCAGCCTTGCCATGGTTTCGCGGCTGTCCACGTAGTACTTTACCCATTCATCTTTGAAGATGTTACCGCCCTCAATAATTGGGCTTTGCTGGTAAAGAGCCGTAAACTTGACCGTCCCCATGTCGTGCTTGTGAGTAAGTAATTCATCTAACATGTGCAATTGCGGGCACAGAGGCTCGCCGTTCTTACGTCCAATTGCGTCTGTTGTCCCTGCTGGGATGTCCTCCGCAATGGCTGGCAATTTGATTTCTTCCCATGGTAGGGATGACTCAGATAGCAAGCGCCCTGCTAGGTCGTCTGTCTGCCATCTGGTCATAATTACGATAACCGAGCCGCCTTTTTGCAGACGTGGGTAAAACGTTAAATTCCATTCGTCCCATATCTTGTCCTTGACGGTCATAGAGTGCGCTTCTTCTGCGTTCTTTACAGGGTCATCAATAACCAGCAAGTCGGCACTCATACCAGTAGCACCGCCAAGAACAGAAGTAGCATAGAAGCCACCTCTGTGGTCCTGTACGGTGAATGTTTGGGCTGTATTCTTGCCTGTTTTGAGGTTGAACAACGGACCCGACCAATCAGAAAAAGCACGCCTGTTGCTTGCCGCAAACTGACTATATAAGTCTTGTGAGTAAGCGACTATCATGGCGTGCTTGTCCGGATATTTCATCAAGTAATAGCTTGGAAAAGTTTTCGTTATAGTTAAGCTTTTTCCATGTTGTGGCGGCATAGATATGATATAGAAATGCTGTTCACCGTCTGCTATCTTTTGGAGCTTTTCAGTGATTAGCTTGGTATGTGGATATAGCTTCATTTCAGGATTGGCTAGCAAGAAATAGTCTGCGTAACTTCTACGTGCTAGCGATTCCTTAGCGGCTAATGCAATGCCATTCTTTTCAGCGGCTGTTAGCTTAATCATCTTTTTCACCTGCTAACTTTGCTAAATTGCGTAACTCCTCAGTGCTTAACTTGTCCATCTTCTCACGCGTCTTATCAGCAACAGTGTGGAGTTGTTCCGCCTGTGCCTTTGCCAAGTTGGCTTCTGCTTCTGCCTTGACAGCGTCAGCCTGTGCCTTCTTGATTTGTGCTTTGTCAAGTGGACTTAGTGGGTAACGCTTAAGGATTGCCTCACTGGCTCTCTGCTTCTCGGTGATGGTTGGATACACCGTCAGCTCATATCCCTCTTGGGTTTCAACTGTCGTAGTCTCTTCACCACGTGCAATTGCTGTGATCAACCGTAAAGCCTCATCAGCTTTCATAATCTTGTCGTCTTCGAGCTTTTGCATTTGAGCGTCAATACGGGCTTTGATTGTAGTATTTTGTAGTAATTTATTAGCATTGGTGTGAGCATATTTTTCGCTGTATCCTGCCTTAATAGCGGCATCTGTGGCGTTGCCAGTCTTGACATATTCATCGGCGAACTTCTTTTGTTTAATTGTTAACTTCTGCTCTGCCAAAACTAGCTTCACCTCCTAAAAAAATTAAACTAATCTGCATTTTATATTGACATACGTATTAAACACGTGTATTATAATATGTGAAAGGAGAAATAAGATGGTAAAAAGAAGAGATGCCCTTAAAGTTTTAAAGGAAAATGGCTGGTGGTTCGACCGTCATGGTCATAATCATGATATTTATACCAACGGTCATCATTCAGAATCAATTCCTCGCCACGGTGATCTTAACAAAGTCACTTGGGAAAAGATTATGAAGCGAAATAATCTTAAAGGGTAAAATAAGGGGCAATACCCCTTATTCGTGTACCATCTTAAATTGTTAATTATGAAAAAAGATAAAATTGTTGTATTTCCAATCGTTATAACTCCAACTGATGACCCTAAAATCAAATATACGGTCAATGTTCCAGACCTTGACCGTGATACCCAAGGAAGAACTATTGCAGAAGCAATTGATATGGGGAAAGATTTAATCGGAACCATGTCACTGGTAGAAGATTTACCTGAATCAAATGCTAAAATTCCTAAAACCAAAAACAATGAAATTGCTACTTTGGTTACTGTTAATATTTCGGAATATAAGCGAAAAAATGATAACCGTGTAGTCAAAAAGACCTTAACCATCCCTAACTATTTAAATGAAGAAGGTAAAGAGGCAGGGCTTAATTTTTCAGCCATCCTAGCAGATGGTATTAAAGCTAAATTAGGAATTGAGTAATGTTTCCATCTAACTTTTTATAATTGAAAAGATTTTTTGCATAAAAAATAAGCGTCATCTCTCAGCAACGCATATTTATATTCAATTACGCGTGGTGCTAGTTA